CAAATCAAGAAAAACAGCTTGTTGGGAGCTGTAGATATGGGAACTTCCCCGCCAACAGTACGAAATTGTTACAAAGGGGAAGGGACAGTAATTCATCATAGAGAATATCTTGGTGAATTAGCGAGTGGACCTCTAGTAGGAGGATCCACAGCATTCACATTGCAGAGTTATGCTCTGAATATTGGAAATTCATTGTTGTTTCCGTTTGGAGCGGCAATTGCATCGAATTTCCAAGAGTGGGAAGTGAATGGAATTTTAGTAGAATTGAAGAGTGAAGCCTCTTCATATGCAAACACACCCTCATTAGGAGCGATGTTTGCAGCGGTGGACTACAATAGTTTAGATCCAGCTCCGACAACGAAATTGGAGTTGGAAAATATGGAATATGCAGTTTCAAATAAGCCTTCACGTAGTTTAATTATGCCAGTCGAATGTGCAAGAGTTAATGATGTTTTAACACATTTGTATGTGGCAAATGATTTAAATTATGAGGGAGGGGATCACCGTTTCTTTGATTTAGGAACTCTACATATAGGATCGCAAGGTTTATATGCAGAAACAAGTGCAATAGCAGAGATATGGATAACGTATGATGTAACTTTGTTTAAACCTAGATTAGCAACACAATTGGCTGCACCAGAGCCTTTTAGTGCTCACATTCAAAACACTTTGAATGTGGGGCCGGATCCTCCAGAAGGATTTATGCAAACCTTTACAGGTTGTACAATAATGGATCCGCGCTCAATGTTAGCAACAGCAGATGAAAATTTCATTATCATGGGCCCTAAAGGTTATGGTAAGCGTTTTATAGTTTCACTGTCAGTTTCTGGCAATGCTGCGTCGGAATTTTTCACTTATCCTTTATTGGGAGCAACGGCCAATTATTCTACAATAGAGCCCTGGTTTAATTCACCAGTGGGTTTTAACACATTAGGTGTTGGAACAGAGGCACACACACCAGTGTCCTCAATTTCTGCACGCACAGGGGTATTCATCTGGACAATAGATGCAACTCCTGGCGCTGGAAATTTTCCTTCGTTTGTTATAAGTGAATTTTCAGGTTTTCCAAAAGAGACGCAGCGTGTAGATTGTTATATAGCTCAAGTAGGAGCTATTAGATTGCCACCATTAGATGTAGGCAAACAAAAGGAGCGGATAATTAACCTTCCGTTACCACCACAAACCAGCAATAGAACTGTTGAGTCACAAGTGGCTACAAGCCATTCTCGACGGAGCTGGGGGCTATAACCTGAGTAGCCAAAGGTCTCAAAAGAAATGCGTTTTATAACGCTACCTGTTTGAGTGAAAGATACGTGTTGTGAGTTCTTGTAAGTAGATGAAACTCTCACTTTATGCTTTGTAGTTGACAAGGCCACCCCACTAAGTGGGTTCCACGGGATGTGGAATGATGTTTAGCATTTTTATAAGTAAAAATCTTTTAAAGCTCTAATTTTGTGTGTACAAATTTGAGCCGTTGTTTGTGTTTCAACAGTGTAAAAAGAAACGCCAATCTGGAAAGTATTGCAGATAGTTTTAAACAGTTTATAGAAAATTGTAAGAGGGATGCGCCTACCTTGTTAAAAATTGGCGAAGAACGCAGAACTGGAGAGTTTAGCGTACCGGTATGAGAAGGATATATAAAGTTTCGATGAGAAATTTGTGACGGAGTAGACCCCATTAACTGAGCAAGAGCCTGAAAAGGAGTTGTGAGCATACGGGTAGAACGTCACGGTTTATCTCTGAGACTTGATATATTCTCCATTTGTTTTGCCG